CTGTCTAAAAGTGTTAACACTGAAGCCAGCTCTTATTGCAGCAATTTGTACTATAACATGATGTGTTACAGCCAACATTCCCCAACTCGAGTAGGCACCCATAGGTTGACCAACAGCGTATTTCACGAAGGCCTCTTTCCAGAGGATTTTCGGCGAAATACCTAACAGCTGATTTATCGCAAACTTATCACTAAGTTTGAATAATTCACCTGATATAGACCATTGGAAATTCAATAACTCGGACCACAAGTCTCCTCTAACGCCTAAGGCATTTAGTATATCCACTTGTAAGGTCATAGGTAATCTATCTGTCGCAGATGATAAATCAAAACAATGAAATTTGTACCGAGGGTCCCGATCTTTGTATAAACGAAGAAGAGGTTTCCCTTGATCAAATGTACCATCGATATCACTCCATTTACGGAGTGATGAGAAGATACTTTCATGTAACGGTTTAAGGGCCAATTGGATCCACCAGTTCGTTATTGCAACGATTCTGGCTTTTCCGGCCTGATCATAGACGGTTGATAGTTTACCCATTTTTAATGGTGTAATCACTCCAAGAACTCTTAGGAAAGTATAAAGCGGTCCATACAATATTAATATTGCCATGAACACGCATAAATACCAATAGCTTTTAGTTACAATGGCTATTCTAACAAAAGTTAGAAGTTGCCGAGGGTACTCAAGAAACGCTAAAGCGTCTAATGTAGCACCCCAAGTTGCGAACTTACTATTTGGACCTGAGGATTCGGAAATGAAACCTTTAAAGATTGAAAATTTGATCTTCAAGTTCAGTTTGTTTAGAGCTTTACTTATAATTAAGTAATCACAAGTACGTGCTACCCCACTAAAAGGAGATATAATACTCTCTAATGATGGTTTAACAGGTACTCTAAACACTCGGAACACGGAAAGTACACAAAGTGTAACTCTTACAATATCCACATTCTTCGAAGGCTCACGAAGAGCCAACCGAAGAGGTTGCGGAATTATTGTAGGAAGGCCGGAGAAGTCTCGTTTAACCCGAGGAATAGAATTATTCCAAGAAGTTTCCGGTTGACCTCCTAGTGCACGTATTGTCAGTCTTAAAACCTCCTTTAAATAAAGGAAGGTGAAAGACCAACCATTGGTTCCAACCAATGTTACGATACGACTATTTAGCAGTTTAAGGAATTTAACACTACCTTTTGTACCCGTGATTATGGATGGAAGTTTAAAGAAAGATGGTAACTCATTAAGAGTTATCCACTCCTTTCTCGCCACAACCTTCGATTGCCGCAATAGGTTAAGTATGCTAAATATTTTAGTAGCTTAATTATATTAAGGTAATCCTATAATTACGTTCTTTCATTTGGTCGTTGGAAGAGCTGCTAACACCTCCGTTACGTACAAAGTTGCGACACTCTGTAATGATACACTTAGTAATATAGAGCGGTCATCACCGCCATAGCATTAACAATCCGTCATGATGAGTAACGAATCTGACTTGACCGAGGGTTGCCCCCCAGGAGGTTAGTGTGGGTCTAAATGCAGTGGCATCCAGAAAAGACTCTTTCGAGGGATCTGTAGCCAGTTATGCCTTACGGC